TTTTTGCCGTCAGGTCGTATGTCGTATCGCAATGCACCCAAACGCCAGCCTACTCCTACGTTACCGCTATCGCCGTCGTTAGATGCTATACGTACAGCAGCTTGTCTGCCCCTCGCTCGCATGTGTTCTTGCTGCGTTGACGGAGTAACCGTTGCGGTGTTGTCCGTGGTCAGTGAATCACCGGGAAAGTTTCTTGTTTTAGTAACTATGTTTACGTTAGAGCTAGAGTCATCATCTAAGAATTTCACATCGGGTATTAATCTACGTAAGAACGCAAAGCTGTCGCCATCGCCTAAATCAAAATCAGAAGACTCTATAAATACGCCTGTCATCTCAGAACCATCGTTATCAAAACCTTTTTCTTGTTCGTATAAGTATCCTCCAGAAACAGCTTGCGGATAACTTTCTATGTTTGAGTCTAACCAAGCAGTTCTAGATATCTGCCCGTAGTACCAAACTTTTTCTAGATAGTTGTAGATAACGTATCTATCGACTTCACTAGAACTAGCTGACGGATAGAACCAACCTACTTCAGAGTGTTTGTTGTTAGTAAACGCGTTTATTTTGTATGCTTGTCCTTGGTTTATATCGCTAAACACATAGTTTCTTACGCTGCACGGTAATTGTTGAACACTACCATTGTATAAGTAGAAAGCATCGTAGCTCATGTAATACACACCGTTAGGTCCAGTCACGGCAGCTTTTGGACCTATCAGTCCTGTTGATTCGTTTATTAAGTTAAGACCAAAAGTAAACGGCGGTCCTATAAACTGCATACTGTAGACAGACGTATCGGTAAAGATAACTATCTCCTGTCTTGATTTTACTGCGCCTATAATTAAAGATCCCGAAGACAATCTTAGCTCCCCAGCAGAGTTTGTGGTCCTTGTTTCAAAGTCCAACGGATTCTCTTGATCGCTAAATGCTATCAACATAGGATCAACCGATCCTGTTCTAACGTTACTGGTGTTAAGTGGATCCGCTCCTAAGACTATTAGATGTCTGTCTGTTTCAGATGTTAAAACTTGTAACGCAGCTGTGGGCACTTGATTAGCACCGGTAGCGTCAGATAAAGCTGTGGCCCTTGTCCCTGTGCCGTTGTTCTCTATCCAACGATAAACACCGCCCGCTCTAACGTTAAAGATTAAATCTTCTCCGTAGTTATCGTGAGTGTAAATTCTTAATTGGTTTGCAGCAGACAAAGGCGTAGTCGAGCCCCAACCGCTAGACCCCCAACTGTTTGCTCCCCAACCTGTTGATGATACGTAGGCATCTAGTCCCGTATTGATTTGATACGCTCCTACAACAGTGCCTTGTCCGTTACCTGTATCACTGCCGTTTGCGGTCACTGTACTACCACTAGTGTCTTTAGCCACTACTGTGTATGTGTTACCGTCTGTTATGGTGGCTATTTGATATTCTTGATTGATAACAGCAGCAGTAATGTTACCGCCTAACGAAACTGCGCCAGAGAAAGTAACAAAATCATTTTGTACTGCTCCATGACTGGTATCGGTAATCGTAAGAGTAGACGAACCGTTTGATGCAGAAAAAGCTATTTCGTTGTTGCCTGTGGTGTTTCTTATAGGTGTTACGTCATTAAAAGCATCGTTGTTTTCTACAATGTAATATTTTAAATGCGTGCCCATACCTAAGTATTTAGTGCCTGCTAAAGATATAAAATTGTGTAGTGCTCTAGCTGTACCTTGATAAGTAGCAGAGAGCAGCTTGGACCAACCGCCAAACTTCTCTGGTCTACCTGCACGGAACCTAACTAAATTACAATCAAACCACCCGCCTTCGTTATCGTAAGCTGTCCCTTCTCTATTGATCCCGGGGTTGAATGTAGTCTTTTGTAAAGGCATAAAACGTTCCTCTCAACTATGCACAAATAATACCGATTAACCATTGCCCTGTCTAATGACGATGGTCGAATCGCTGCCGCCGTTGACTTTTACTTCGTTTACCACGCCATCTTGTTCTAGTACGACGGTGTAACTATTGCCGCTATCTATGTTTATAGCTGCGCTAGATCCCACGGCTCTGCTTAATTTTATCTTTTCTCCGGTAACTATTGTAGTTATTTGTGTTTTTGTATCTTGTCCTACCGCCGTGCCTTTTATGCTTGTTGTAGTTGCTTCCTGTGCTAATCGGTCTTCATCGTCTATCTTATCTAGCTCGCTAATGATATCTAACAGGTCTTCCAAAAAGTTTACGTTTAGTGCATCGTAGTCTAGCTCGGTAAACTCTAGTCCCTCTTCGCCTAAGTTTTCTTCTGCCAGATAGTCTATGTCTAGCTCGTTGAAGTCTAGTATTGGGTCTACGGTGTCCGTGGTCCCTTGTTCTTCGTCAAAGGATCTAGAACGTTTGGGTGGCGTTACGATAAGCATGTTGTCAATAAAATCTAACGACAAATCTAGTATCACCGGTTCGCTCGGCGCAGTTTCTAAGGTGGTCGTAGTGGTAGCTTGAAAAGCTTGATTAAGAACCACTGTACCCATGGCTGTCGTTATCGATATCTCCCCTGACGGCGCACCGTCTTCATCGGGTAAAAGTATAAAAAGTGACTCAGATGTATCTGGATTTACAGTAATACTAAAGTCTGTACCCCGGATACCGACAGTGGCTGAATTGGTTCGCAACACCATGTTTTCTTTAGCCACTTTGCCGGTAAGCCCAGTAGTGAAACGTGCTGTGCCTTTTAGAAAGTTGACTGCTAGCTTTGATTTAGATGGGTCTGGGTCAAAGACAAACTCGTCTATAACAACCATGGAGTGTTCAGTAATCTTAATGGTCGTGTCGTCTACAAAGCGTATGCCCATACGACCTGCTTCGGTTTGTGCTTTGTCGTAGGATTGCACGACAAAGTCTTGCGTTACAGCAAAAGACTCATCTCTTTCTATCTGAGCAAACCCTGATACTTCTTCTACTGAGCCAACATCAAGGGCAGCTTGTGGACGTTCCTTGGTCGTTTTGGATAATGCAGAAAGATCCATTTGAGCCATTACTAATGACCCGTAACCAATCGTTATCCAAAGTAGAAGCTTGTGTAACATTTAACGTTCTTGAACCACCTGTATGATCTAAATAAAAATAACCGCCTTGAAAACCATCGCCGTTATAGTTTATCGTATTATCCGAACCGTCTATATCCATGTAGTTAGTAGCCAAATCTACATCTATGTCAGAATCTATGGTGTTGTTTGAACCGTTAATAATCCAATCTAAATCAAGCGTAGATGCCATAGCGCTTGTTGCTTGATCTAACGACATATCATTACTCGACCCGGTGACCTGTATGTTGACGTTGCTTGAATCAGCTCCGTAGGTATCGCTTGGATCTGTTTGAATATCGAAAATGTTTGACCCACCGCTAAACTCAAAAAAACCGGTATATGAGTCTGCATAGATATCTCCTCTAAATAAGTTGCTTGAACCTATTTGATTAATATCTAAAGTCATCGTGACACCGTCTAAGTCTAATGGTGTCATGCTTCCAGCAGAGGCTGATGCACCACCTATTAAGTTGCCTGACCCTAGCTGTTCTACATCAATGTTGATGGTACCACCAACTTGATCTATGGAGACTTCGTTATCCGCGGCGTATACAAAGCTTGCTAAGAAGATTAATAAATATTTAATCATCTTTGTAACTCCAATAATTTTTTATTATACCCTTTTCGACTGTCTTTAAAACTGCCATCTCGATAGCAGATTGCAACGCTATGGTAATCGATTCGTTCTCGACGTTACCGTTTTCTATTTCGACAAGTTCAGTTTGATTAAAAACAAATCTAAACACGTCTTCGTTGATGCCGACACTTAATATGCTTTTGGTTGTCGTAACCTCTGTTAGTATGCGTCCAGTCAAAACAGACACGGTTCGAAGACTTACGGTAACGGTATCTTGTCGATAGCTTCTGCTCATGCCGATACCTAATACTCTGCCTCCGGCACCGCCTGTTCTTATGTTACTTTCGTAGCTAACTACTGCGCCTTCGATAAGAATCCCAGCAAACATTAAGGGTTTTAGTTTTTGTGCTTCGTCAAAACTTTCTCTAGTAGAACGAATAAGCTGACGTTCTTTACTTAGATTATCAAGACCGATACGTTCGACGACCTCAAAGAAATCCCCTTGCGCAGTATGCTTGAGCGCTTGTATCAAAAGCGTGTACGGCGCTTGGGTAACCGCAGTGCTAAACGTAGCAAAAGTGCTGTTGCTACGACGCTGACCGGTCTGATCTAAAAACGAACTTGGGTAGACTGCAACAACGGGTTTGGTTTTTGGTTGCGGTAACTCCCACAGTTCAGTGTTTATAACAGAGGCCATCTCTGCTAGGCGGGTTATCTTAAAATTTTCTAGCGAGTATTTGGAATCAAGTAGAACGCAGCTAGAAAGTAAAGCTATTAAGAGGAAAAATAATAGTAGTTGTTTCGCCGTTTTCATCCGTTACCGTTAGTGTAATGTACTCCTCATCAACTTCGTATTCTATGGTGTTGCCCTCTAGTTCTATAGAACCAGACGTTTGTGGGTTTTCACCAAACAAACTTTCTACCAACTGAGAAGATAATTTAGCGTACACCCTTGACTCTAAGTTTCTAATAAATCTAGCAAGGGTGCTGTTATTAGCTTCTCTTTCAGCTTCATCTAACAAAGCTTGTTTGTCGTCTTCTATGGCCTGTTTTCTAGAGAACTGTTGGTTTTCAATCGTAAGATAATGCTGTGAAGTGTTCAGACCAGAAAAACTTGGCGACTTAAACTTAAACACCATTTCATCACCAAGCAAGAAAGTTGGAAAGAAAAATAAAATGCTAGTAACAATAATAAATATCATTATTGTTTTAATCTGTCTTCTTTTGTACTCTTTCCAAGTTTTCATCATCAGGGTCCTTGAGTTTGTGTTCTTCTTTTAATTCTAACACCGTATTTACTTTTTGTTGAAGTCTGATCATGTCTTGATCTAGAAGACGAAGCTGATCAGTAAGTCGTATGATTGTGGCTTTCATCTCTTGTACTGCTGGGTCAATAACATTCGTAACTGTTTGCCAAACAAAATATACAAAGTAACCTAGACCAACAACCATGACGACAGGAAACCCAAAATCTGAAACTATCTGGACTATATCCATCAATCTCTTCTGGCGTCTATCTTACCGTCTTCAACAAAATTCTCTGCTCTGGCTATACGATTTAAGTCCGGGCTAAGATCAAGAGCGCTAGATACACTGGTATCTATACGAATCATATCGTTGTTCATAATAGAAGCTCTGGTAATTAACATTTGTGTTATGCCTTGTACTACTTTTATCTCAGATACCAACCCGTCCATGAGTTGTTTCATAACAAGAAAGATAAAATAAGCCATGACTAGGGCTCCAGCTATAGGTACACCTAACTCTGCGATTAGGTTGAACCACTCCACTTAATCCTCGCCTTTGAAGTTTTTACTTGAGTTTGATGTACCTGCGTACAAACCAAACCAAGCTGCCCCTGCCCCCACAATGATAGATATAAGTCCGCTCTGTTCTAGAGACGGATCTTCTAGGCTCATGAACCACATAGTTGAATAATATAGGAGAAATATGTAGACGCTCAAAAATAACCTAGGAAAGATCCGCCAAGAATCTATTGCTTTAGCTAGATGTATCCACTTTTGATACGGGTTAGCGCTCTGATTGTGTGGTGTTACATCAATATCTAATTCTAATTTTTTCTTTATCGGCTCTTGGTTCATATAAACCTCGATAGTATTACGGTGCCCACGATAAACGGATACACCGCCCAAAGCATCGCTTCTAAACGATCAAACCTTTTTGATCCCTCTTCTAGTCTTTTTTCTATGTTTTGATAGCGAATCGCACACTCTTTTTCATGCGTGTTTATTTGATTCAACGCATTTTTAGTCGATACCGCGTTTCTACCAGATTTGCTCATATGATTGATTATAAAAAGCAGTGCTCTCAGTGTTTATTTTTGAGGAGTATGCTGAAAAAATTATGACACCTAGAATAAATAAAATGCCAGTAACAGCAAAAGCCATTTTATAAAACTCTTGTCGTTCTGCTTTCTTTTTAGCTGCTATGGCAGCCTTGCTTGGTCTGCCGCGTTTTGCGTATGTAAAAGGTTTTGCTTTAGCCATTTTACTCCTCCTCGTCATATTCTGGATCATAATTAGTTACTTTATTTAATCCGTCGTAATGTGCGTTTTCGTTTTCCATGTTACGTTAAGTTTATAGTGTAAGTATAAGTTGCAC